AAAACCACACGCTATAGAAGTAACACAACACAATTACCCAAACACAAAACAACTTGGAGATGTTAGAAATGTCTTTGCTAAAGATTTACCTAAGATAGATTTATTAATAGGTGGTTCACCTTGTCAAGATTTTAGTCGGGCCAATAAGGAACGAAAGGGGGTTGAGGGTGAAAAGTCTAGTTTGTTTTTTGAATACGTTAGGTTATTAAAAGAGATAAAAGAAATTAATCCAGATGTTAAGTTTTTACTTGAAAATGTAATAATGAGTGATTATAATTATTGGTTTATATGTAATGAATTAAATTGTGAACCTGTAAGAATTTGTGGAAGTTTAGTTAGTGCAGCATTAAGGGATAGATTATATTGGACTAATATACCCCCATTTAGTTATGATTTAACAGGGCGTTTAATATCTAATATACCACAACCTAAAGATGAAAGGATATTCTTACAAAGTATTTTAGAGAGTGGTACTACTAATAAAAGAAAACATACTTGTTTAAACACAAGTAGTGGGGTAGGTGGTAAACAAAAATACTTAAAACACAGAAACGCTACAACAGGAATGATAACACTAATTTATGAAAGTATGGAAGTTGTTAGAACTGTAAACCAAAACGAATTAGAAAAACTGCACAACATACCGTTAGGTTATACGAGTGTATTAAACCAAAAGAAAGCTGGTGATTTAATAGGTGATGGTTGGACTGTTGATGTAGTAAAACATATATTTAAAGGTTTAAAATGATAGAAGATAAATCAAATATAACAGACTATCTACAATCTTATCACGAAGGTAAAATTAAACTTGGTTTAGGTATTGATTTACCAGAGCTAGATGAACACGCTAGATTTAAAAGAGGTGAGTTTAATATAATAAATGGTTTAGATAATGTAGGAAAAACAGTAGTAATACTTTGGTGGTTCTTATGCTTATCAACTAAACATAATTTGAAGTGGTGTATTTATAGTGGAGAAAATAAAAGCGGTCAATTAATGAGGCAACTAATACAATTCTATACTGGTAAAAGATTAAATGATATGAAACTTAGTGAAGTGTTTCATTATGAAATGCAGATAAGTGAATACTTTACATTTGTAGATAACACAAAGTTTTATAAATCTAAAGACCTATTTAAACTATTTAGAGAAAATAAATATGATGGTGTTTTAATTGATCCATTTACAGGACTAGATAGAGAATTTACACACGCTGCAAACTATGAATTTTTAAATGAAGCTAGACAATTTTGTAATAGTAGTGGAGTAGCTTTATATGTTAATACACACGTAGTATCAGCAGCAGCTAGAAAAATATATCCCGAAGGACACGAATGGGCTGGATATAACTATCCTCCCTCAAAATCAGATTCAGAAGGTGGCCAACCATACGGTAATAGATGTGATAATTTTTTTACCTTCCATAGATTACTTGGCCATCCTACAATGAAATTTACTACACAATGGTTTACTAGAAAAATAAAAGATACAGAAACTGGTGGAGCTGTAAACGGAATAGAAGAGCCTGTTATGTTAGAATTTAATAATGGTTTAGGATTTACAATTAACGGTAAGAATCCATTAAACAATACAATAAAAGAAGATTTAGCATTAAGTGATTTACCACTAAATGATGATTTTGATAATATAGAAAATCCGTTCTAATGACTAATAACGAAACCATACAACTTAAAATACTAGAGGCTAAAACCTTTTTAAAGGGTCAACTCCAATTATACAAGATAGAGTTTGTAAATACAGAAGATAATAAGTATTTAGACACTATGAATCAGATTAATAAAACTATAAATTTGATAGACTATTTAGAAAAGAATAGTATAGAAATAGCAAAAAAGAATAAGATATGAAACTATTGGAAATATGTGCTGGTTCTACTGAATTAAGTTTGTATGCTAAAACAAAAGGTGTAAAAACAACAACCGTAGATATAAAACAATTCGGTAATATTGATATAGTTATGGATGCGGAGGATATTGATCTTGGAATGTTATTAGATTATGATGTTGTTTGGTTTGGTACTATGTGTACTAGTTATTCAATAGCAGCTTGTGGGCATCATAGGAATGAGAATTATGAACCTCAAAATGATTTTGGGATTAAGTGTGATAGAATGAACACTAATATAGTTAATCTATTTAAGGAAGTAGAAAGAATTAACCCTGACTTTATTTGGTATATTGAAAATCCTGTAGGTATCTTAAGAAAAATGCCATTTATGAGGGGATTAAATAGAACTACTATTACTTACTGTTCTTATGGAGATACTAGGATGAAGCCTACAGATGTGTGGAGTAATAATATTTATGATATGTTTAATTTAGATGGATGGCAACCAAGAAATAAATGTTTTAATGGTAACACTAAATGCCAACACGAAGCAGCACCAAGAGGATCAAGTACAGGAACACAAGGATTAAAAGATAACCACGAAAGAAGTAAGATGCCTAAAGAATTAATAGAAGATATAATTAATCAAACCATTTTAAAATATGAAAGGAATAGATAAAAAGTATGAAGGTAAAGAAGAAAACTTTCAGATAACTGTAGCTCATTACCTTGATAGTTTAGGTGTATTATGGTTTCATTCTCCAAATGAAATTAGAGCTAAACCACATTATATGAAGAAAAGAAAAAAGATGGGAGTTAAAAGTGGTGTTCCAGACATTTGTATTTTAGAACCTAGAGGGGATTGGTGTGGATTGTTTATAGAGTTAAAGGTGGGATATAATAAACCTTCAGAAAACCAAAAGGAGTTTTTAAAAAGGCTTGAAATAAATAATTATAAAACAATAGTAAGTTGGTCATTAGATGGAGTTATTGAAGAGATAAATTGTTATTTAAATAAATAGTTGTATATTTGTAATCGGTGTTAAGACTCATTATCTTATGCAAAAGGTTAAACTGACTACCTGCACCGATTCTATTAAAGTCAGTATAAAAAGTTAGTTATGAAAAAGACACTTTATCGAATAGCAAATTACTTCCTTAATAAGCAATGGGTTTTACATATTGTTATGCGCTTTTTGAGCGTGGAGAAACAGGAGAAAATACTTATTGAACAGTTACGAGCACACTTAGCTTTTTTTGGATATGATACATCTAAAATGACAGATGAAGAAGTAAAACAAGGGGTTGTAAGTTCTAGTGAGTTAATTAGCAAAACAGGATTAACGGTAGATGAATGCGCAAACGCTTTTCGTACGTTGGGTAATTGCGCATAACAAAGACTATGTTTAGATTTTTAACGAATAAATAAATACAAAGATGGAGAATAGAATATTTGAATTAATAGAGATTATTGATAATAAGATACAAGATAGCAACGCTTCAATGGTTCAAGCTGTAAATATTGGCAAATATATTGACGAGTTAAAAGCGGAGATTAAAAAATACCACAATCAAGAAAAATTAGTACGGATTAATAATTAAAAATAAAAAACAATGATTATGGATATAGAGGAAACATTAAAACCACTTATTAGAAATTGTAATAACAACACAACTATTTTTAATACAAAAGATTGGATAGCTAAAGAAGACGTTGTAAGGTTGTTAGAAACCCTTAATAGTTTGGTAGAAACAAAGAACGATATTATTCATAGAATGGAGGCTAAAAAACTTGAATAGATCTTGAAAGTGTATGGCACGTTGCCTTAGAAAAAATTTGAGATAAACACCTAAAAACGATACTTAATGAAAAATAATACTAAAGACGATAATCAGCAATGTGCTATACACAATGTTAGCGGCTGTGATTCTGTAAAAACAACTTGGAGCATAAGAGAATGTTTTAAGCAACTTAGGTTTGATAAAAACCATCATTTAGGACTTGGAGACATAAGACTAACAATAGCACAACAAGAAGAAATATGCGACTTGGTAGAGCGATTCTATCATTACCGCTAACGTAGTGGATATACGTAAGCGATAGCGACCCGATAGGGTTACGTATATCTGATGTTGTAAGTAGTTTTAAAAATACGGAATATGAGCGTAAAAGATAAATATAGAGTAATAAGTGTAAAGACTGAAACAGTAAAAGAGTGGTTTTTAAAGAAGCATTATGCTAAAAGAATACCAAGTATAAGTTATTGTTTTGCTCTTTTAAACGAAAAAAATCTTACAGTTGGTATTTGTTCTTTTGGCAGACCAATAGCACACCCATTAATACAACACGCATTTAGAGGTGACTACCAAGAAGATTTTTTGGAACTTAATAGATTGGTTACAAATGACGATTTAGATAAAAATGCTTGTTCTTTTTTTGTAGGACAATGTTTAAAACAACTACCAAAACCAAAAGTAATAGTATCTTATGCAGATACTTCTCAAAATCATAACGGATATATTTACCAAGCAACAAACTGGATTTATACAGGTCTTTCTGCTGAATTTATGGACTATATGGTAAAAGGTTATGAGCATTTACATGGTGCATCTGTAATGGATATGGTGGGCAGAAGTGACACAAATGGACACTTAAATAAGGTTAAATTACTAAAAGAAAAGTTTGGTGCTGAAAATGTTTATCAAGTAGAAAGACCAAGAAAGCATAGATACTTTTACTTGTTAGGAAATAAGAATGATAAAAAAAATATGAAGAACAAGCTAAAATATAATATTGAACCTTATCCAAAAGGGCAAAATAAAAACTATGACGCATCTTATAAACCGAGTATTCAAACCACTCTTTTTTAAATGCACTAACGTAGTATTTTTAATATTACTTACAACATCAAAGTAGTTTGCGTTTTAATGAACCTGTGTATACACCGTAATATTAACCGATAAACTAAATAAAATGAAATTTAAGAAAATAGAACTACCAGAAGAATATAAAAACCCACTACCTAATTATGGTGCTATACATGATATTATAAGTACGGCTACTGATAACTTAACTAATCAAATGAACGAAATTACTATTGAGGGGTTAAAAAGAAAAGGTTTTGAATTTAAGAATAACTATGAACTAGGTGAGTTTATAAAAGAAAGGTGTAGAGTTGAAGTGTTTGGAGACAACAGAACCTACTATGTAGATGATAAACCTTTTTTGTTGCATGAAAGCAAGCCTAATTTAAGTATGGGTGAATATGAATTAGACAAAGAGAATTATAAAATGACAGCGACAATAGGTAGTTATGCTTACTTATAATGCAAATTACTGGCTGTTATAAAACGTATGACGGAATGAAGTGCAACGAAATGAGTAATATGTTAAACGAAAAAACAAGTTAATAGAACAATAACAACAAATAAAAAGAGATATTATTATGGAAACAATACAATTTTTAGAATCTGAACTTAAAAAGCAAGTATTGGAAAATATAAAGAAAGATTATCACGGTAATAATTATATTGAGGATATTGATTTAACTTATATTATTGATGCGGTTGAGAATTTTAATGAATGTAAAAAGAATCACTTAGAAGAACGATTATCTGATTTTTCACGGAGTAAAATGTTTCCTGATGGAGAAAAAAGAAAATGGAACTTATAAAAGATTAACCCCCTAATAAGGGAATAAACAAACAAGATTAAGTTATGAAAATCCTAGTCTCAATAACAAGTTATAACAGACAAGAGATGTTAGACAACCTACTAGACCAATTAAAAGGTTATGATATAATAGTGTTTGATGATTGTAGTGATAATTTAACTATGAGAAGTGATATTAAGTATGTTGTATTTCAAGAGAACTATGGGAAAAAAAATGCTTGGATTAAGTTTGATAAAATATTTAATGAACTATCTAAAAAAGATTATGACTACTTCTTTATGATTCCAGATGATATTGTACTTTGTAAAGACTTCATTAATAAATCTATAAAATTATTTGATAATATAGTTGATAATAGAAAAATTAGTCTATCTTTATTGTCTGATGAACGAGTCAAACACCCTAATTGGACTAACGCAAAACCTTTAGATAAAGGAGATGTTATATTAACAGGATGGAATGATCTTTTATTTGTTTCTACTAAAGAGTTTTTTGAGGTGGTAGATTCAGTAGAAGTACCTAAAGATAGATGGGATGGTAATGAGTCATTAGGTAGTGGAGTTGGCTCTGTTTTGAGTAAACAACTATATAAAAAGAATTATAATATGTATCACTCTAAAGAGTCTCTTTGTACTCACGGAGGGCATTTAAGTAAAATGAATAGAATATGAAACACGCTTACGTAATTAATCTTAAAAGACGTCCCGATAGACTTTTGCATATCCAAAAAGAATGTAAGAAGGTTGGGTTAGAAATAAAACTAATTGAAGCTGTAGATGGTAAAGAAGTATATCCAGAACTAGAGGGTAAAATTATTCAAGGTGCATATGGATGTTATGATAGCCATCTCAAAGCCTTAAAACTAATCCAAGAAACAGGAGAAGATGGTTTGATATTGGAGGATGATAACGTGTTCGTTCATCATTATTTAGATAGGGTTGATACTTGTTTTAATGAATTACCAAAGGGGTGGAAGTTATATTTCTTGGGTGGCTCTTTATTGAATGATAACGCTATAGAAGATTATAGTGATAATTTAAAGAGAGCTAAATCGGTGCTATGTACAAATGCATATATGGTGAGTAAAGATGCAGTAGATGATTTAATTAAATATGTAGAAAAAGAGAAGTTTAAAATTGATGTTATATACACAAGGTATCAGCAAGAGAATGAATGTTTTATAGCCTATC